TGAAAGGCGCGTTGCCTCCGGTACGGGGCGGTCACTTCGCCAGCGTGAAGGAACCCGCCGCTGTGGGTGGCCTGCTTCGGGCGATTGATGCCTATACCGGCAACATTATTGTCCGGGCCGCGCTTCGTATTGCTCCTTATGTGCTGGTGCGTCCGGTGGAGCTGCGTCGCGCCGAATGGGCCGAGTTCAACCTTGACGCCAATGAATGGCGTATCCCCGCTACGCGCATGAAAATGAGGGAACTGCATATTGTTCCACTTGCCCGGCAGGTAAAGGAAATCCTTGCCGAACTCCACCAGTACACCGGGGGAGGGCGCTACCTGTTCCCTTCCATGAGGGCGAACACCGCTACCATTTCGGATGTAACGCTTTTGGCTGCGCTTCGTCGTTTAGGATATGGCAAGGATGAAATGACCGTACACGGTTTCCGATCCATGGCGTCAACGTTGCTGAATGAACAAGGCTACAATCGGGACTGGATTGAAAAGCAGCTTGCTCATGGTGAACGGGATACCGTCCGGGCCTCTTACAATTTTGCCCAATACCTGCCCGAGCGACGGAAGATGATGCAGGAGTGGGCGGATTATCTGGATGAATTGCGTGGGCAGTCTTTGAGTGGAACAAAAGTATAGTCCCGTATCGCTTCGTGAAACATGGGTATCATCTAGCGTAACCGAAAGAAGAGAAGTACGAAATTTTTTTTCTCTTAGCTGTGGCTTAGCCCGCAATGACCAACAGCTGAACCCTTATGGCTTGGTGCGGGAAATGTTAAGGGGTAGTTGAAGGGAGTTGATACATGGTATTGGAAAACAGGATAACATTTGCTCAGCACCTGTTGATTACGCAAGAAGAACTCAAAAACCGCTGGCAGCATGCGACAACGGGTGAATATTACGACTTATTTAAAAGTGGTAAGCTTCAGACCTTTTCTCATGTTAAAGGGCCTATTAATGGAATAGTTTTTTGCGTCCCTGGCCTATGGGATAGTGGATTTGGAGATGTTTGGTGGGGGGGATTTGATTACTGCATCCTGTCAGAAGTTGAGCAATGCGAAAAAGAATACCCTGATTTTATTGGTATAGTGGGAAACACATCCGGAAAAATCCCTTCACGCGCTATAGACAGCAAACAAGTTCCCCCAAGAGTAGGTGTTGCATCGTGGGTTGAAGTGGATTTTCCGCTTTCTCTTGCAGAATTGCTGGCCCGGTGGCAGTGTTTGGTGGAAAAAATTGAACCGTTAGTCAAAAAAGGACTACTTATCGCTTACGATAAGAAAGATTGGGTTCCGAGAAATGGTCACAGAATAACTCGTGCCAGCCAGCGCCCTGCCGTCTTAGGACTGTCCGGTCCACATGACGATATTATTTTTGATATGGACAACGTGAGCGCTTTTGAGGGATCACAACCTGCTTTCTTGGACTCTGATGCAGATATAGATGGTAAAATGGATAGGAAAAGTTACAATTCTATCCAAGCTGTCGAATTAGGATCAACTGTCTCAGACGACCTTTACCGGAACAATATTGTCCTTGCACACGACGTTGATGGTAAAATATGCCCTCCGCATATGGCGACGTTCCCATTGAAGATCTTTTTTACAGAAATACCTAAACCCGATAGTGGGGACTTTTATACCTCTCATGATCTTATGGAGCGTTACAAACTTGGCCCTGCCGAATTTGTCGAATATCTTATACTTCACAAAGAACTATTTCCGCATGGTGTCCCTGATTGGTTTTATGTTCAGCATCAATACATTGATGAAATAGGCTGTGAATATCAACCTATGATGCGCAAAGTTGAAGAACTTGATAAACTAACTTTTCATTATCGGACAATCAGAAATCATGAAAAAAGGATGCATGATAGCGGCTACTACGATGGTTACTATGGAGAACATAAAAGCCAAGTCCGTCAATGCGAAGCGTATATTGGTAACAACAGCTCCCATATTGCTGAACTTGAAACTCAACTTTCCGAAGCCCAAAAGCAACTTGAAGACG